GACTAAGAAAACCCGCAAAGGCGGCACTTGGGCAGATTGGTTTCAGAAAAAGTTTGGGGAATCGCTCAATGAATTTGCCGAGCGTCATCGGAAGGATCGAGCTGAAGAACCTCCGAGTAACGAATGATTTCCAGCGGCGTCTCGTGATCTTGGACCTTGCTGTATTCGATCACTGCCAAGTCCGGCATGATTGCGACGTCTGCCTTGTATCGCCGGCACGTTGAGATAGCGCATTCGATACTGAATTGCGCCTCAATCACCAGCTCATCTGCTAAAAATGTCATACGATGTTACCTGCCGTCTTATGCCACCACATGCAGCGAATGTGCTCTTGATAAATTTCTGATTTGCTCTGGCCGTGATAGGCGACTCCTAGGTGCTCATCGATTAACAGATCATTCAGACTTACCTTCATGTCGGGCCACCAAACCTCTGCTAAGAGCCTTCCAAATTTTCCCTTGCCGTCTTTGTGGCTGATGATGATACAGTCTTTGCCCTTTTCTTTGACCGTGTCTTTGACAAACTTAGTGGCCAACTGCCCCAGCTTCTTGAGATCTGGCATTTCCCTGTAGCCTCTTTTCTCCGCACAATCGACCCCCAACAACCGCAGCTGCTGAGATATGGCCACTGAGAATCCAAGCTGTAGCGTTACCTCTAGGCTGTCGCCATCAATGCAGCGGTCTATTCGGGCGGCGTACTGGTACGTTGGTCCCACTCTCGCTCCTCCTTGAAAGCGTCAAAGCAATCCTGCTCCTCTGGCTCAGGATCCTCATAGTCAGGGCAGTTGGGGTGATGATACCCCACACGGCCACACTCGCTGCACATTATTTTCACTTGCACTCCTCCGCAGCAGATTGCCGGTAGTCAGGCCAGCCAAACTGCCCACCCGATTGTCGATGCTTTGCCACCTGATCGCAATAAATCTGCTGTTGGCTTAGTTCCTCTTGGTAGTCTGACTCCCCAACCAATCCTAAGAGCACTGCGATTATTGCCACCACAATTACTGCCCAAATCCCTTCATGTATCTCGTTCATCATCAATTGTCTCCCTGTATATCTTCTACATGCTGTATTCGTTCACCGATCCAACGCATGACCGGCACGGCCATTGAGTTGCCCAGCGCCTTGTACCTTGGGCCGTCTGGGCAGTTCTCTGCTGGCTTATTTCGGTAGCTGATCATGGTGTAATCGTCCGGAAAGCCTTGCAGCCGCTCATATTCTCGCGGTGTCAGCCTTCTGACGCTCAAGCCTTGGCGCAAATGGGTTGTCTGCTTCATGCCTGGGGCTGCAGACAAAGCGCCTGAGTACGGCATTTCTCTTACTTCCTCGCGCGAATTTTGAGCGAAGCCAGCCGTGGGAACTGATCCTGCTCCGCCTTGCGAAAATATCTCTTGATCTGAATAGCCTGGCGATCCTGACACGCTCGCACCAGAATTGAGAGTTGGGTGGGGATTGTCCAGCGTATCCCAATGCGAGCTATGAGCAACCGCTTGTCCGTTCGTAGAGTCCAGGGTGTAGGCGGTCTCTTCTGAGACGCCGCGACCGTTTGCGTTGGTATTGGCAGTCTGTAGCGCCACGGCCATAGGATCAGACGCCCTCAACGATGGGGATACCTTTTCTCCTGCTGCGTGTGCATCGCCACCCCCAGCGGTTGATTGAAAAGCCAGCGGCGTCTGTCCCTCGTTCACCTCTGTGTTGATGCCTTTACTCATGCGGCTTGTCAGTGTGTTAGCGGTGTCCGGTAGATCAACCGGCACCAGTGGGGTTCCTCTACCCGTGCCATCTTCACTCGCATTGAAGCCCTCACCTCGCAGTGTGTGAGCAGTTCCGATAGGTATCATGGCTTCCGCTTCTACTCGCTCGTTCCCTGTGCTACTAAAAGGAGAGCCGACCGTAACTGCGGGGGCAACTCTTTCCCCTTCCTGTCTGCGCGGCGCAGGATGCCCTTGCAAGCTGTGGCGCTCAAAGAGAACCGCGGCGGCAGGTCGCCAATCTCCAAGATATCCGACAACGAACACACGGCGGCGCCGCTGGGGAACTCCGAAGTACTGAGCATCAAGGATTCTGTAGGCCCACCCATACCGGAGTTCGGCCAAGCCTCCGAGGAAGGCGCCAAAGTCCCGTCCTCCATTTGAAGACAACACGCCAGGGACGTTCTCCCAGACCAGCCAGCGGGGCCTTTTTCTGTCAGCCAGCTTAAGATATTCAAGGGCCAGGTTACCGCGCTCGTCATCCATTCCTCCTCTGAGTCCTGCGATTGAGAAAGATTGACAGGGGGTTCCTCCGACAAGAAGCTCAATTGATCCATAATCATCTGCTCCGATAGTGGTGAAATCGCCGTGTAGCGGCACATCAGGATAATGATGTTCCAGCACTCGACGCGGAAATTCTTCTATTTCTGAAAAAAAAGAAGGCACCCAACCAAGTGAGTGCCAAGCGGAAGTAGCGGCCTCAATGCCGCTACAGACTGAACCATACCTCATGGATTTGTCCTTTTAAGAGTTACCAGCGATTGAGATTGTCCTCACAATCAGCTCTGCTGAAAGAGGCGGTGCCTTCCACATAAACTTCGTCTACACAGATGCCGTGCCTAAATTCTGGCACCCACGTCTGACCACGACCCCTATCCTTAAACTCTACTTGATAGGCTCGCCACACCTCATGGTCGGCGCCATCAACATTTTCAATTTCGCTTCTGATATGCACCAAAGAGTCTTGGTCGGCATGTTCAAGACTTGTAGCCCGTAACTGCATTCCGAAAATGGTAGTGTCAGCCGGATCGAAATTTGCCCAAGTATTGGGGTTCAGCATGGCTGACTCGTCGTATCGCGGGTCATCTTTTGCGTAAGGGAACCATCGTCCAGCGGTGATAAAACATTCCTCACTCACCTTTTCTATGATGACCGCAAGCCACTCTGCACCCATAGCTTTGCAATCTACTGTGCTTCTAACTTTGTCGCCTACCTCAAACTTGGTACACATGATGTTGCTCCCTCATAAAAAATTTAAATCACCGTTTTCTCCGTTCTGGCCAGGACCATTCCGACCACAAGAGAAGTATGACAGCTTCCGTGTCGTTATGCAACAGGTTGCAACAATTATTATTCATTGAGATAACAGCAACTTAGCGCGACTTTGCAGCCTATCTCGGTCATATAGCCAAAAAACCAGGAGATAACGATCGCCTCGGGCAACCGGCAACCCGCGGTGCAATTTTGTAAATGATGGGAAGATGAGCGCGTGCCCAGTCGGTAGCGGCTTCAGTTTGCCGGCACCGTGAAACTCTGTGCCGCCGCCGTCGTAATCGCCAGAGTTGAGGGGCACAACCACACTGATGTCTGAGCTCTCATCGTGGTGCCAGGCACCCTGTTGCTTGTCGCGGATGTTGTAGTTGGCCAGCTGGATTGAGGCAATGTCTGCACAGTTGCGGTGGTAGAGCTGGAAGAAGATGGGCTGTAGCACGCTTTGCACCAAGAAGTACATCGTCCGATAGAGCTCCGGCACTTTGTTTCTGAGCACGATTTCTGGAATCTGTCGCAGCTGGTCCTCTTCATCGTTCACCGCAAACAGACCCATTTCTTTCATCTCCTCGATTTCTTCAACCAACATTTTGCAGTACTGCCGGCGAAGCAGCGGCGCTCGATAGATGTCTGGAAATAATTTTTTGATGTGCTGTTTTATTGGCAGGGGCTCGAGATCTTCTGTGCCTTGGCTTGCCTGGAATTTTGCAATCAGCGGCGATGATTCCTGCGCTGCTTCGTACACTGGCTGATGAACCATCCAATGAGATTGCATCGAAAGCAGGTAATTACTGAACTTGTACATATTGTTGTGCCACTGTACTATTCGTTGTAACAGTAGGTTAGCAAAGAGGGGCTAGACATGGAAGAAGTAACAACGACTCCAGTCGCCAATCGCGAGCAGCGCAAGACGCTGGCCGTTGATCCCGTCACATACGAAATGCTTTCACGCATTTGTGCGGATCAGCGTCGGTCCAAGATTACGCAGCTGAGAATGTTGATTGAGGAAGAGTTCGATCGACTCGATTTGAGTTTGGAGGATCGATGAAGCTTTTTAAAAGCAAGCAGAAAAAAGTACCCCAGGCTTATCAGCCTGTACTAGAGAGCACGGAGATTATTGATCTTTTCAGTCGTATGACCCTGCACCAGCAAGCG